CTTGGCAACTTAGCCATGGTCTTCATTAGGTCAGGCCATGACTCTGGCAGTGGCTCTAGCGACAACTCACGAATAGGCTCAACCTCTACATCGCCATAGTGCAACTCAAGGTCCTCAAGCGAGTAGATTTGACCAGTAGCCGTAGCGGTCACTGGGTCCTCTTTGCCAGGCTTCAGGTTCATGGTGTTAGGAATACGCAAGAGCTTGGTTGTGTTCCAGCCAGAGGTGTCACAGCCCTGATGTGAGTGGGCGTAGGCAATCTTCTTGGCAAGCAAAGCTGCAACCTGTGGGTCAGCCTCGGCATCAAGCATCCAGTAGGTGTGCCAGTGCCCCTCTGATGTCTGCACAGAGATAGACGGCTCAACCAAGAAGTTATCTGGGTGGCAGGTGTCAGCATCTGCATAGATTACGTGGACAGCCTTGGCGTTCTCCTTAATTCTGCGCTGGCTGTTGAACAGGATGGGCGAGTAGTAAACATCCTCCTTTGAGTGCTCGGTTGCAAATGCAACCATCGCATCTTTCTGCTCTGGGTATTCAAAAAACTTCTGGTCGGTAAGTTCACCGCCAGAACCCTTGGTTACGATTGTTGCGTAACCGCTTGACTCTCCGTATACGGCTTCTAAGAAATCCGCTGTCTTCATGTATCCTCCTTTGTAATAGTTACTCTCTCGCTGACCGAGCAGGGGTCGAACCTGCGACATTTCGATTAACAGTCGAACGCTCTGCCTACTGAGCTATCGGTCAATGGTGTTACTCGTGCCACCTTGCAGAATCGAACTGCATCACACGCACAAAGGAGGAGAGAGAAAAGCGTGGAACCCAGTGGTGGCTTGTGGGTTAGTTTTAAGTCATAACCCAGGACTGCCCATTTAGGACTATACCCAGACATCATCAACTGGCTTTGCGCCAATTGCCTCTAGTGCCGATGCTGCCGAGTTGGTTGCCTTGTCGAAGCCTGCAACCTCATTGCGTGGCTGACCGTTCTGGTCTGCGCCAACCTTGACACGAACGCCGATTGGCTTTCCAGCCAAGTCTGCAGCTTCAGGAACAGTAAAGTCCCCTGCCTTCATGTCAATGCCTAGAGCCGAGAAGAAACTCTTGGTCTTCCAGAAGTCATTAGCCACGTAAAGTGGAACATAACTAAAGACTCGGCGGTTCTCCACCTTGTCACCAGTAAGACGGAACTGGATGTTGAAACGTGGCTTACCTTCGTTAGGACCAGACTTTACAGTCTCAGCCTTTACATCGAAGATGGTGGCGTTGTAGCTGCCCTCTGGAACTGGCTCGTATGAGCCACCCTTATCCGCTAGTGCGTCAGCGGTAATGCCTGTAATCTTGATAGATGACATGTATTACTTACCTCCTTGATTGATGATATCAATGATTTGTTTCATTGATGGGTTGTAGATTTTGCCTGGCAAACCAAAACGGTTCTTGGTTACTAGGCGGTCAGACTGACCAACGATAAGCACACGCTGTGGTTTGCCCTCTTCAGTCAGTTCGATTGTCATGTAGCCCACGATGTCTGGGATACCTGGCAAGGTTGCCTTGAACGAACCTGGAAGCATAGCGGTGGTCTTTACTGCACCTGTGCTGTCATCCTTGTCATCCAATGCGTGAGCAATTAGGATGCTCACAAATGGTGCGGTGTGGAACGTGCGGAAGATTTCATTCGCCCAGTTCTTTAGGTCGCCCCACTTGCCGAACTTGTTGTTCTGGTTCTCTGGCTTCTCACCAAAGAACTTCTCAGCTCGGTCCATAACGACACCAATGGTGTCAATGATTACGGTCTGGTATTTGTGCTGACCAGCAATCAGCCAGTCGTAGACTGCCTGGAACTGCTCGTGGTTGTTGACCGCAATAACATCTACATCCTTGAAGTCACGAGCGATTGCAGATGAACCACCCTCGGCATCAATGAGTAGAACTGGACCGAAATCAGCAACTTCTGAAATCGAAGCTGCAAGCCAGGTCTTGCCACGACCTGCATCACCATAGAACAACATGCTCTTTGGTCGGTTCATTACTTCAGCCTTGTGAATGAGCTTTAGGAATGATGGTTCTGGGAATGCGTTAGCCACTGGCTTCGCTTCCTTTGCTTCTTTTACTTCCTTTGAATCAGTCATAAAATCCTCCTTAAGATTTGTGAGACCAACATTATAACACACATTTGATTATTGTAGTCAAATGCGTTGGGAGTGTCGCTATATTCCTATAGCACACTTGAAGCACTCTGGGTGGTTCTCAAAGTCCTCTGGCTTGGCACCGTTTTCCAGTGCTTGCCATAGGCTTACGAACCTATCCCATAATGCAACAGCGAATGTTTCATCATACTTCACAGGTAGGACATAGATATCATTCTCGTATGTTCCATCCCTGTTTATAAATACCAGAGCTACATCCTCAATCACAGTGCCTGCTTGGTTTAGACCCCATGCATACAAGTTTGCCTGCCCTAGATACTTCTTTACGGTATATTCAGAAGCTGCATCCTGCTTTATGCCACCAACATAATCCTGAATTGCCTTTACCTTTTTACGAGTGGTTGTCTTCCAGTCTACCAATAACCGATAATCAGCCAGAACCAAATCTGGCTTACTAGAAACAACGCCGTAGCCAGGAACATCCCCAAGTATGATTTTCTGCTCAACAATAGCATTAGCGAAAACCACGTCATCGCTACTGCCAATAGCAGATTCAATAAACCCATGAATAGATGTGCCAATCTTTCCTCCTAGCCAATACTTCACTGGTGGCTCTTGCGTTCTCACAAGGGCATGAGCTAGATGACGAGTGCAAGGGTCAGAGATTTGTGATGCACCGACCTTGTGTTGCTTGTCTCGGTCAGACTCCTGAAGAAACAAACCAACGGTTGCTTCCTTGATTTGGTTAGCCGTCAAACTCATCGAACAAAACTCCTTCATCTTCATCGAAATGTAGACCTCCCCAGATACCGACATTTACTTTGCCAGCTACTGCGTATTCGTAGCATTCCTTTATTAGTGGACAATTGTAGCACATTTCCTCCGCCTTGTCAACCGAAACCTCAGTTGATTTATCTGCGTAATACTCTGGCTTGTCCTCACAGTTTACTGTGAACTTGGTTAGACCGTCTTGCAGCTTTGCCCACTTCACCGCAGCTTCAGGGGTCATCTGCATTGAATCTAAGAAATCAAATGCTGGTTGCTTGTCTTTCTTTAGACGAGCCACGCCACCATTCTTATCCTTGTTTCTCTGATACTTCTCTCTTGCGTATTGCTTTCTACACTCACGACATACTCTCGCATTGTCGTAGGCACGAGTAAATGTATTCTCCTCCGTAAACTCGTGCCCCTTAGAGCAGTGTGTGCCTCTAGGTTTCCTCTTGAACTTGTAGTCCACCATCAGCCATCAACTCCTCAATTGGGTCATACACAATCCTATGAACCTTGTTAGCCAGCTCAACTGGCTCAAGCTCTTGGTCGCTTTCTAGCAGGTCTTTCAAGAGGTCAATTCTAACACGAGCCTCTGACATTATTACATCATTAGCCCACTCCAGTGGACTCCAAGTTGGGGGATAAAGCTCTTTGCTTCTCTTCCAATCTAGATAGTCCTCAATCATCTTAGTGTTATCCATTGCTGTCCTTTGGTTCTGGTTGCGGTGGCGTTGGGTAGTTCTCCTCCAGCCATTGCTCGTTCATTCTAACCATTTGTTCCTCCTTTGATAATCTCTACCAACTCTGCATTCTTGTAGCAGACAATATGTTCGCAGCTTCCTGCCTTGTTATCAAAACAAATCCTGTCGGATATCATCTTGATGATTGCTGTTCGCTCTGCGATACGCCCACTATCATACCACAGACTTTCGCTGGTTGGGAACATATCGGCAACGTGTTTCTCTAACTCTTCCATCATTTGTTCTCCCCCTTGATAAGTGCGATAAGGCTATCAACATCTGGGTATTCAGCCCAGTCTTCTTGGATGGTCTTGATGATGCGCTCTCTCTCCTTATCACGCCCATCCATCAATCCAGCATCATACATTAGTTCTTCTTCTTCGGTTCGCAACCGAGTATATGGACTGCTCATAATTTCCTCCTTAGTCTTCATCATAATCGTAAGCACCG